AGACGCCCCGGTGATCTCGCATTGCAGGGATCCAACAATACGCTGATCCTCATGGGCGACGACCGAGGTTGGGGAGCCGATGAATCACCGGGTGACAGCGCAACGTCAAATGCATCGAAAACTGACTCAGAGAGACAGAGGGTTCTTGCGGGAAGCATCGATGTTGTTGCTGGAAGGGGGCGTTTCCTTGCAGATCCGGGCTCGGATCCATCGAACACTTCACCGAAGTCAGTTGAAAATTCTAGGGACGAAACCGAGTCAGACAAGTTCTTCGTGAATCCAACAGAGGGGGATCCTGACTTTGTCCGGGATTCCAGCCGAGTATACGTTTCCATGAACACTGACGGTGATGCAAAGCTCGGATTTAGCGAAGGCGATACCTTGCCAACTCCATTTGAAGGCGAGTATCCTCAAGTTGAGTCTGAGCCTTTCGTTATCATGAAGTCAGACAATGTGCGAATCGTTGCAAGAAAAGATGATGACAATGGAATCAACGGAAGCATCAGAATTGTGAAGGAAGGCTCTGTTGATGAAGACCTTGCGACGATCATGATTACGCCTGAAGGCAACATCCAAATTAGTGGCGCCAAGATTTTCATTGGTCGTGCCGGCAATGACGGAGGTTCAGGTGCAGTTGACGGAGCAGAACCCTACATGCGCTTCAGCGATTTTGAAGCTTACATGAATGAGACTCTGGATAAAATCGCTGGCGACATCGAGAGTTTGGCGACTACCGTTGCAGGTGTCAACACTGGAAACGCAACACCAGGTTACGGTGGTCCGAATCCATCGCTGGTTAACGTTGCACTTGAGGCTAGCACCTACCAAGCTTCAGGAACAAAGGGTCAGAAAGACCAGATGGATGACATCAAGTCAGAAAGAATTTTTGGAGAGTAAATGCCAGTCAACGCAGGCGATACAACAGAAGAAACAGGAACCGGAACCCTAGCATTCCAGATAGCAGAAGCTTTCCTCAACAGCGTCCCAGAAGATCAACGGCCTGATGTGAAAGCTAAAGTCGACCTTTTGGCCCAATCGATTGCAGATGCCATAGCAGAAGCTGTGAATAATGCAGATGCAGACGACGTGCTAACAGGTTGATCGGAGCACTCCACGATCTGCATATTTATGGATGAGGTGAGATGTGCCTTCCGGTAACAGAAAAGTTTACAGCTTCAAATCCGTCGGTCAGACGAGCCAGGAAGCGGCAGAACAGAGGGCGGTAACAACTCGAAGACCGCCCATTGGAATCAAGACACCAATCCAGTTTTCAACAGGCGACGGTCTTTTTGATATGCACACCGTTGCTCTTGACAATATTCGAGACAACCTAAAGAATCTACTACTGACCAATCATGGGGAAAGGGTGGGGCTTTACGATTTTGGAGCAAATCTTTCTCCGCTTCTTTTCAACTTAGGAACTGAAGATTTTGATGCCGAAGCGATCAGAAGAATTTCAGCGGCACTCAGAAAGTACATGCCGTTTGTCGAACCTCAGACATTTGAACCCTTTACTCTTGGCGCATCGGAACAAGATCTATCAATGACAGGAATACGGATTACTTATTCCATCCCTAAGCTGAACGTTCTTGACCAAAAGATTGAAGTCATCTTACATGCGGGTGGATAGTGGCACAGAAATTTAGAAACGAAATCCAAAGAAACTACCTGGCCCGTGATTTTGACGGGTTCAGGGCACAGCTCGTTGAGTACGCAAGGATCTTCTTTCCTGACAAGATTCAGGACTTCTCTGAGGCTTCTCTAGGCGGCCTTCTGATCGACCTCTCTGCTTTCGTTGGCGATACCATGTCTTTTTATATGGATCACCAGTTCAACGAACTGAACTACGAAACGGCAACCGAGTTGGTGAACATCGAAAACCACTTGAGAAATGCTGGCGTCAAGATTCGAGGAAAATCGCCAGCATCGACCAACGTCAATTTTACGATCACGGTCGATGGACTTACGCAGTCAACGGGCCTTGTCGTTCCAGATACATCGCAGCTGCCAAAGGTTCTGACCGGTACCGAGTTCACAGGTGGGGGTGCGACTTTCACAACGCTTCAGGACATCGACTTTGCAAAGACAGACTTTCTTGGTCAACTCCTCGGAAATGTCGAAGTTGCAACGGTAAATGCTGATGGCTCTCCAGCAACATTCAACATTACGAGATCGATTCCTGTTGCTGCCGGTAGTTTGATCACAGAAAATATCTCAATTTCCAACACATTTGTACCATTCAGAACGGTCACGCTGGCAAATGCGGACGTTTCATCGATCACCGGTGTTTTTGATTCTAGTGGAAATGATTACTACGAAGTTGATGACCTGAGCCAAGATAACGTCTTCAGAGCGGTTTCCACCGATAAACCACTTGACGGATCTTTCGCATCTTCAAACCTCGAGGTAATTCCAGCACCGTACAGGTTTACGACAGAAACAAGCTTGACAACGAGACTAACCACGTTGAGGTTTGGGTCAGGCGATGGCAAGTCGGTCCAAGACGACGTCCTTTCAGATCCCTCTGAGTTGGCACTTCCTCTTGTGGGAACCACGACGTTTAAAAAGTTCTCTATCGATCCACAGAATCTTCTAGAATCCAACTCGTTAGGAGTTTCTCCGAGAGGCACGACTCTTACGGTCACGTATCTTTCTGGAGGCGGCCTCAACACAAACGTTGCAGCCGGTACTATCACAACAGTATCATCGCTGCAAACAATTTTCCCATCTTCAGCTACCGGTGCTGCGGTAACAAGAATTCGTGCGAACGCTACAGTTACCAACCCGAACCCTGCGTCAGGCGGTGATGATGCCCTGACCGTTGAGGAGCTAAGGGCAAAAATACCTTCCGCAGTTAATTCTCAGAACAGGATCGTAACAAGGGAAGATCTTCTCTCTCGAGTGTACACGCTGCCCGCTCAGTTCGGAAGAGTGTTCAGGGCCGGTGTATCACCTAGCGGCGAGAACAAACTTTCCAGTGATTTGTTTATCATTTGTAAGGACAGCTCAGGCAAACTCGCACCTGCCAGCGATACGCTAAAGCTTAATCTTAGATCTTACCTTAACGAGTTCAGGCTGGTTAGCGAATCGATTGAAATCAAAGATGCAAAGATCATCAACTTTGGTGTCGACTTTACGATTCGCGTAAGACCAAATGCAAACAAGATCGTAACTCTCACAAACGTAATCAACAATCTCAAAGTGCTGTTGAGAACTCAGAATTTCCAAATCGGTGAACCGATCGTTGAGTCTGATATCATATTTTCAATCTTGAATACTGCCGGCGTTCAAGCACTTCCTAGCCTTAGCTTTCGAAACTTCTTTGGAACCGTCAACGATGTTTCGTACTCGGGTGAAGTGTTTGATCTCAATGCAAACTTGCTAAACGGCTTAGTTGTTCCTCCTAGGGATTCAATATTCGAACTCAAGTTTCCTAATACAGACATCGTCGGGAGCGTCCTGTGATACTAAATCTTACGGCTTCTGCTGACACGTACATCACCAATAAGATCATCAACAATCAGTTCTCGGCTTCCGATGCAAACGTCGGACGTGCTGGAACGATTGACATGTTTAAGCTGTATGACGAATCAACACTTACGGGATCTGCAAACGAGCCTTACTCAACTGATCGGGTTGAATTATCGAGAGCTCTAATCAAGTTTGATTACTCGAAACTGAACTCTCTTACTCAATCCAAATTAGACTTCACAAACTCGAGTTTTAAGGCAGAGTTACTTCTATTCGATGTAATGGGAGGTCAAGCAGTTCCGACAGACTTTACACTTTCCGTTTATCCTCTTGCGCAACAATTCAACGAAGGTAACGGTCGCGACGTTGCAGCATTTAGAGACATCGATGCAGCAAACTTTAATTCTGCAAGCTTTACCGGAGGCACAGCAACGCTTTGGGTCTCCGGAGGTGCCAACGCCGAAGGTATGCCAGGAGGCGGAGAGTCGTATGATTACTTTGCTAGCGGAAACATCGGTGGATCTGTAACCACAAACAACTTCGAGTCGAAGCAAGCATTCGCCGGCTCAGAGGACCTAAAGATTGACGTGACATCGCTGGTTTCTGCTTCACTAGCAGGGCAGTTCACGAATCACGGTTTTAGGCTTTCCTTTACCGGAAGCCAGGAGAACGATCAGAAAACTTACTTCGTTAAAAGGTTTGGTTCAAGGCAGGCCAGAAACCAGTTCCTCAGACCTCTTCTACGTGTTAGTTTTGACGATAGTATAATCGACCATCACGAAAGTTTCTTTTTCGACCTCAGCGGCTCAATCTTTCTAAGCTCGTTCGAGAGAGGCCGGCCGGCAAGCAT